GTCGTTGGCTTCGGTCGGAGGATCTCAAGCCTCGACCGTCGAAGCCGCAACTGCCAGCGTCGGTGCGCGAGGCGAGGCGCTCACTGGCGCGAGCCATCGTAGCAGTGCGCAAGCTTCGACGGTCGGAGCGCTGGTCGGCGCTGCAATAGCTCGCGACGAGCTGCTGCCAAGCCAGGTCCTGAGTGCCGTCGGCGCGCAGGTATCGGCGGTTGCGGCGGCGGCCCATAGCGACGGTGCACAGGCTTCGGCCACTGCCGGCGTAGACCGTCGCCATAGCGCGCAGGCCTCGACGGTTGGGGCTGCGACTGCCAGCGTCGGTGCACGAGGCGAGCTCCTCGCCGGGGCCGATCGGCGCCGTACAGCGCAGGCCGAGGAAGGCGTCGGCGTTGCGCCGGACAACCCGCCATTCGGAACCCTGGTCACGGTCTTCGAGCCGTGGGTCGATAGCGGCTGGCCTCAAGCGAGGCCACGCCAAGTTGCGGCAACGGCGTTCTTCACGACGCCGATCACGGCGACGGCCGGCGGCACAAGCGAATATCTTGACCAGATAGCGATCGGGATAGCCGCTCGAGCTGAGGAAACGGGCGCCGCGCCGAGCAACCCGCCATTCGGCCAAGCGCGAGTCCACGAAGGCGTTTATCCGCCGGGCTCCATTTATCGCGGCGAGGGCTATCAGATCCCGCTGCCGCGGCGCTCGTTGCCGGCCGCGCCGACGGCGATCACTGCGACCTGGGGCGGACGGATAGAGGCCCTTGGCAAAGCGCTGTCTGTCCCGGCGCCGTCCGCCGAAGTCCTACTTGTCGGCGCGCAAACGAGATCCGGTTCCGCAAGCGAGACGCTCGCGAGCCGCGCCACGTTTTCCGCGCGCGCGGCTGAAGCACAAGGAAGCGTTTCGGCCCGCGCGAAGCTCGGCGCCGATCTAACCGGGCTGACGCTCGTTCCTTCGTCGGCTGCGGCGGGCGTGGAAGTCGCCGCTAGTTCCGCTGCAAAATCTTCTGCGCAGGTGGCGGAAATTGGCACGGCGGCGGCCTCCTCCGCTGCGCCTCAAGCGTCGCTGGTCGCAAGCGCGGCTCGATCGTCTGCATCCCAGGCATCGACTCTTGTCGCCGCCTCTTTCGCGGCGGTTGCGAGCGCCGAGTATGTCGGCTTTACCGCGCCTGCCCCGTCGTATCATCGCCGCTGGCTATCGGCTGTCCTGACGGCATGGGAAACGCCGCCGTCCGCGCCGATCATTCCGCGGAAGCTACCGGCGAGCCAGATCGGCGTCCCGGTCGACAACCCGCCGTTTGGCCTTCTGGTCACGGTCTTCGAGCCGTGGGTCGACGTTTCCCAATTGCCCGCGCGGCCTCGCCAGATCGCGGCGACGGCGTTTCAGGCAACTCCGATCACGGCGACGCTAGGCGTCGCAAGCGAGGCCCTCGCGCGCCTTGATCGCCGCCGCAGCGTTCAGGCCGAGGCGGCTGAGTTATCGGGCCAGTTCATTGGCGTTCCGGCGGAGGCGATCGGCCGATCCCTGACCGCCGCCGCCGCCAGTAAGGCCGAGGCGCTCGCTGCGGCCAAACGAGCCGAGGTCGCACAAGACGAGAAGCTGACGGCGGCGAAGCGTTCGGAACCATCTGCTGACGAACTCACTCTTGCGGGATCGACGTCTTCGGCACTTGGCGACGAGGTGGCCGGGCTTGCGGTCTATTCCGCCCCAGTCTTAACGCCGGTCGAGATTGTCTCAGGCGCGACTGTCGGCCCAGGAATGCCTGGCGAAATTATGGGGCGCGCCGCGCGGGCGCATATCTCGGCAGGTGAACTCCTCTCGCGCCGCGTATCGGCCATCCTAGCGGCGTCTGAGACGCTTGCCGTCACGACGAGCCGTCGGACGACGCCGGCCGAACTCATCGGTCAGGCGATCCTTGCCGGGCTCTCGTTAGGCCAGACGGAAGCGCTCGCCAGCGCCATACGGGGCGGGGCTGCGGCGGCGGAAGCATCGATCTCCTTGGCGCGGCGCGAGCAGTCCGACGCGGAGACGAGCGCGCAGGCCACATTCGCGGCGCGCTCCGCACTCGTCGCCGAGCTGCTCGGCAATGCAAAGCGCATTCGCATCTCGCAGGCCGAAGCCGGTTCACTGGCCGCTCAGAAATCGGGCGGCGCAAGCGAAACACTCAACCGGATCGCGGCGTCGGCTTCACCCGAGGCCTCAATCATCGCGGCCGCGCTCGCCAAGGCAGCGGCGCTTGCCGAAATTACTGGCGTCACTCTGACGACATTCCCCGGCTTCGCGATCGTCGAAAGCATCGGGGCCGCGCAGGCGCGCAATAGCGCCTTAGCCGAAAAGGCCGTGGGGGCTGTCAAGCGACTTCTTGCGGCGACTGAGCATACTCCTGGCCTCCAGCGGGGCGCTACTGAGATCGCGGAAGCCTTGGCCACCGAGGCGCGGCGGTTGGGCGCCGGCGGCGAGATCGCCGGTTCCGCATTGCTCCCGTCGGCGAGCGCCGTTGTCGCCGAGATATCCTCTGCAAGCTCCGCCTCGAGCGCAAGCGCCATAGAAACGGGCGCTGATCTGAGCGGCTCGGTTGCAGCCGGCGCCGAGGAACAAGGCTGGCTGCAGGCGTTTTCCGCGCTTTCGGCTCTTCCCTACGAGGTTATGGTGAGCTGGTCGGCTTTCCTTTTGCCCGACTGGCTTGTCGCAATGGGAGTGCTGGCGACGACCAACGAGGAGACCGAAACGATCGATGTCGGCCCGCTCGTTTCGCCGACAACCGATCCGGCATTCGATTTGGGCGACAACGCTCCGGTGCAGGAGACGATCGTCGTTCCGATCACCCCTCTTCCGAGCCTCGGCGGCGATGACTGATGGACGAATTCATCGGCCTCCTGACCGGCTTCACTCGCCGGCTCGCGGAAGCGCATGAGCATATCGCGGACCTACATGCGCTCATCGCCGATCTTCAGGCGCGGATCGAACGCATAGGACGCGCTGGCAAGGTCACTGACGTCGACGCGACGAAATGGGTGGCACGCTTCGAGATCGGGCTCGACGACGATGGCAATTCAGTCAAGTCGCCATGGCTGCCTTATTCGCAGCATGCGGGGGATCGAAAGGTTCACTCGTTGCCATCGGTGGGGCAGCAAGTGATGTGCTTCAACCCGGACGGCTCGCCGGACTTCACACTCGGCATGCTCATGCCGTTCCACTGGTACGACCAAATTCAATCGCCTTCGACCGACCCGAATGCCGACGTGGCGACACGCGGCTCGACGGTCGACACGACCAAGCCCGGCTCGCGGGTGATCACGGCGGACATGAACGCGGCGGTCAACATCCAGAAAGACGGTTGGGTGATGGCGACCGTGCAAGGAACTCCGCAGTTCGTGATCTACGACGCCGGCGCGAAGAAATATTACACCATCGACCCTGCCGCGCTCATCGAGACGCAGAAACCGCCGGACCCGACATGAGCGACTCCGTCGGCATCAATCGTTACACCGGCAAGCCGCTCACAGACTTCGATCATGTGCGCCAGTGCATCGGCGTTATCTTCACGACGCGGATCGGGGAGCGCGTCTACCGGCGCACTTTTGGCGGTGCGCTAGTCGGGCTTCTCGGTAAGCCGCTCACGCCCGACAATTTGATGCGCTCCTACATGGCGCTCGTCATTGGCCTCGAGCTGTGGGAGCCGCGGTTTCGGGTCCGCTCGTTCACCTATCCAGGCACAACCACTAGCGGCATGGCGCAAGGCAAGCTCGGGATCGAAATTCTGGGGGACTACATGCCGAACGCACTTGAAGGCGACTTCACCGTCGCATCATCGCAGCTCGTCGTGATCTGAGATGGGCCGCTTTGTCACGATCAATCTGGCGAGCGTCCCGCCGCCGGACATCGTCGAGACGCTAAGCTTTGAAGCGATCCGCGCCGCGATCATCGCCGACGGCGTTGCGCGCATGAACGCGGCCGGAATTGTCTATGACACGAACGCTCTCGAAAGCGAGCCGTTCGTCTATCTTTGCGAGGCCTACGCGGCGCGCGAAGTTGCGCTGCGCGCCCGCGTCAATGATGCCTGCAAGGCGGTTCTACTACCGTCGAGCTGGGGAACCAATCTCGACAACATCGGCACGGCTTTCGACACGGCGAGGAACACGGGCGAGGCTGACGGCGCGTACGCTCAGCGCATCTACATGGCGCCGAACGCCTTCTCTTCGGCCGGCCCGACCGGCGCCTACGAATATTGGGCGAACACGATCGTCCCCGGCCTTATCGACGTCTCCGCCGTCATGGTCGCGCCGGGCAAAGTCCAGGTGACGTTGCTTGCGCCAGGCCCGACCTATTTGCCGACCGCGCAGCAGATCCAGACGCTCGCGGCGTTTTTGATGAACGCCGACGCGAAGCCATTGACCGATTACGTCGTGGTCGCCGCGCCGACGCTTACGCCGGTCATGATCACGGCCACGCTCACGCTCTATCCGGGGCCCGACCAGACGGTCGTGCTTGCCTCCGCCACCTCGGCGCTTGCGACCATGCTCGCCGCCAACCAGAAGCTTGGCTATACCCTTGCCCGCTCGGCGATCATCTCGGCGCTGCAGCAGGCCGGCGTCGAGAGTGTGGCGCTTGCCTTGCCGGCTGCGGATGTGGCTGTCCCGCCGACCGGCGTCTGGGTCGTGACCGCGCAAACCATCGGCGTCGCGCAGGCGCGCTCGACGTGACTGACTTCTCCCGGACGCTGCTTCCGCATAACGCAACGCCATGGGAACTTGCCGCGGAGGCCACGGGCGCCGCGCGCTTCGATCCTCTCCTTCCGGACGCTATCCAAGACCTGATGGCCATTCAGGCCCAGGCCACGCCCGGCGCGGCTCTCGCGCCGGCGGCATTGTTGCCTTGGCTCGCCTGGCATCTCGGGATGGAGATCTGGAATTCCGACTGGTCCGAGGCGCGCAAACGCTGGGTGGTCGCAAATTCGATTCACTGGCATAAGCAAAAGGGAACGCGGGCTGGGATCTCTGCTTATCTCAATCTGGTCGATTGCGATCTCGTCGGGGCGGTCGTGCCGCCGGCGAAGACCTATCTCAACCCGACGCTTACGCAGGCGCAACGCACGGCCTATCTTGCCGGATTTCCACAATTGCGCGTGTTGCCATGGGTAGCCGCAGCGCTGCAAAAATACGCCGCCTTCACAAGCGCGGCCTACGGCCTCAGCGAAGCCTTCTGCGGGAACATTTTCCCTCACGACATGCTTACCCAACATCGCTACACGCGCACGGCCGAGCTTTGGGACAATGGCGCTGAGATCGCCAGCCTCACATTGCGCACGGTCTTTCCCGGCGACATCGGGTCCATAAGCGATCAAATATATGACGAGATCGTAGTCCCCGTCACGCCGACGCCGCGGCAAGTCTATTGCGGCGCCTGCTACGCTGGCGCTGCGTTCCTTGGCGCGGGGTTCGCGGCCGAGACCATTGTCCGCGTGGGCGTGACAACAAGCTGGATCTTCGCCGAGCCGCGCGTTGCGACCGAGACAATCTCAGGCGGGGTCGGGCTGATCAGCACGACGCCGGACGACGTGTCGGAATCGCATCAGGCCGTTCCTGGCCAGGCGCTGCTCACCGGGAGCGCGATCCTTGGAAAGGCATTCACCGCCGCCTCGGTCGCTTGGCGCTACATTTATCAGCGCTGGTATTTGTTCGATTCGTCGCGTGTTCCGCAATCGCGCAACGCCTCGACCTTCCTCGGCTGGACGCGGCTTGGAATGCCGCCATACACAGCCGAGCTGCAAGTCGGAATTGACCGGACGACCGGCGCTAGCGAGGTATGGAACTTCGTTCGCGGCTGCCTGCGTTCGCCGCAGCAAACGGCGCAATCGATCGCCGATGCGCTGCTCGCCATCCGCACCTCGCGAAGCGTTCGCGATCAGATCTGGGTCAAGACGAAGACGCTCCGCACCATTCAACCGTCAGACCAGCTCGCCATGGGCGCCTCTTCTGTTGGCGCTTGGACAGCCGATGCTCCTTGAGGAACCGCTAACCCATGAAAAATGAAGTCATCTTTCGCGACAATCAGGAGCTGGACGCTGATGACCTGAATAACATCCAGGTCTATGCGCGGTCGAGCTTTGACACGTTGGTCGACGACGCGATTGTGCTCGGCCCCTGCTACGCCGGGTTCACGATCACGAAGACCGCCGCCACTCAGGTGACGCTCACGGTTGGGCGTCTCTACGACGCGACAGGGGCTGTGTGGGAACTGCCGACGTCGACCGTGGTGGACTTCTTTTCCAACCTGCCGCTCGTCACGCAAAAGTGGTGCGCGCTCACCGTCAACGGCGTTGATGTTCAGCAAAACGTCCAACCACGCGACTTCCTGATCGATGCGACGACCGGGCAGACGCAGCCGCAATCGGTGGCGATGGAGGATAGCCGCACTGCGGTCATCAACACGGTGGCGGGCGTCGAGGCCCCCCAGCCGACATATCCTTCGACGCCTTCGACCGTGGTTGTCATCGGGTATGTGCTGCTTTCGACGACCGGCATTCAGCAGGTCATTCAATACCAGCCGACGCAGCTCCCGAACCTTGGCTCGGTGGCGGCCGGGCTTGCCGGCGTCCAGCAGTGGGAGACGCAAGCCGGCGCACAGATCAACTCACTCGCGACCGCGCTCACCGCCCTTCAGAACACCGCCAAGGGCCTGGCCGCGGAAAGCGAGGTTCAAGCTCTTACGACGCAGCTTGCCAATCTCTCGCTCGATCTCGCGGTGGTTGATGCGCAGGTCAATCTGCTAGCGTTTCTGGCCAGCCAGACCGTTACTGCGCTGTTTGAGGAGCAGATCAATTTTATCGACACAACCGGCGTGGACACAGTCAATAGCACGGTCGTTATCAATGAAGGCGCATATTTCCCGGCATCCTCCAGCGGCACAGGCTCGTTTGCG